AGTCCAAGCTAGCTGCATGTGCGGCCAGCGTGAAGGAGTGAAGTGATGAGCGGCCCGCCAGCAGAGCGAAAGATTATGGTATGGCAGCGTGACAAGTGGCGTTGCCGCTATTGTGGTGAAAAACTGAAGAGCAAGGCGCAGGCGACGGTCGATCATGTCATTCCCCGTTCTAAAGGTGGAAGCAACAGGATGGCCAATCTCGTGACGGCGTGCGTGCCGTGTAATCAGGCAAAAGCTGACAAGATGCCGGGCGATATTCCGGCCACTAGCCCATTGGCGGAAACCTTAACAAAGTTGGGAGTAATCTCCGCATGACCGACTTCACACCATGCCCGAAAACGATACGCCTGTGCATAGAGGCTTTGCCGAAAGACCACGACATGGCCCGCACTGAAGCTTTGTGGGAAAACGGTTTCCAGTGGTGCCGATCCGCTTCACGGAGGGCGCTTGAGGCGTTGCTCCCTGCTGAACCTGCCGAGGCTATGGTTAGAGACTTCATCGGCAGCGATTACGACGATCCGCACATCGATACTGATGCGCGCATGGTCCGCCTAATCCGACATCTCATCAACCAAGGAAAGGTAAGGCCATGAGCGAGCTACAGCGGCTTCCCTCGGTGAACACATCCAAGCCCAGCGCAAAGGGGGTGAGAATGGGTAAAGCAGCACCGGCACCAGCAGAACCGCTGGTCAATGAATTCGCAGAGCAGCATGGGCAGTATGAGCAGCTTGGCAAATATCACGAGGCCCGCAACGCCAAGGTCAACCGTGGCGGCACAGCTATCGAGCGATGGCTGAATGAAGAGAACGGCTCCTTTAGCGACAATGAGAAGATCGCCATTCGATACTGTCAGGCCTTGTGGCAGCGGATTGACAAGAAAGGCCCGCGCGAGGACGGTATACGGGTCTATGGCCGGTATCTCTGGGTCGGGCAGTCGGAACATGAGGCTCTTGGGGAGCTGGCGCGGCTATCGAAAGACTTCCCGACGCGGTACTGGTCGATATACGAGGATGTATGCCGGTTTCATTCGAGTGCGGCTGATGCTGGTGTACTGATGGCAAAGAACAGCCGGTCGGCATCTGATGCGGCTCGGGCCTGCACTCAGGTTGTTGCGGCGCATGTAGCAATAAGGATGGGGTTGTGAGCGAGAAGCGTGGCTCAATAGTAGATGGCACATGCGTCACCCATGTTTTTACTGCGGGCTTTCTCGCCGATAGGAATCGCACGGCAGAGGTCAGGTATGTTAATTGCATTTGGATGAGGGAAGTTGAAAATATGACATACGCTCTTATCGGGCACCGGCTTGGGTGCAGCCGCAAGAGGGCGGAAGAAATTTATAGGTCTGCGAAGCGGAAACAAACGCGCGGCGGGATCTGACTTGACCGCTTTGATATTATAGCAACCTTGGGGAGAAATTTATGAATAGTAGAATTATTCGAGTTAAAGAGACTGAGTCCAAGACGGGTTATTGCGACCGTCAGCTTCGCGACATGGAGCGCGAAGGCCTCTTCCCGAAACGCTTTTCGCTGAATCCCAGCGGCAAGGGCCGTGCGGTCGGCCATCTCGAAAGCGAGGTCGATGAATGGATTGCGGCGCACAGTGGTCGAGGGAATGAGAAAAAGCCAACCAGCGCATCCATACTATCATTGCCCAATACGAAATTTGTGCGGGTCGAAGATCAGGATAAATATGTGTATTGGATGAACTTGAGTCAAGTTTGCTGGTTTGGTGGGTTTTCATCTGGCGGGCAAGTGTTGGTGAGATTTTCTTCAACCCCATACTCCGGCGACGCCACTGATAGTGTGGACGGGGCTTCTACCTTAATCCTTGATATATCCCTCGAAGAGTTTGAGGCCCTACTGACTTGACCGCTGCGCACGGCTACGCTAAGTAAAGAACATTCTCGGAAATGCGCTCAGCGCACAACCCGTCAGGCAAAACGCCCGGCGGGTTTTTCTGTTTTGGGGAAACCACATGGCAAATGAATGCACCGTATTTGAGATGCGGGGTCCAAGGATCAGAAATGCGCCGCTCCGAACTGTTCCCTTTCTTGCTCGAACGCAATTGTCTGATGATGGTGTTATCACGTTCAACAAATCAACGACGATGATCTCGGTCTATTCCACTTCCGCAGGGACACTGGACTTCGCAACGCTGTCCGTAACGACGCCAACTGGCTCGACAAACCCTTTCCCTATCGCAGCCAATACGCTTTACGATTTCGATGTGCTGGGCGGCTCAAAAATGAGGTTCGACATCTGATGCCGATCCTTGAAAACTCCCGTCACGAGATATTCGCGCAGGAGTTGGCAAAGGGTGCGACGCAAACGGAAGCATACCTCACCGCTGGGTATAAGGGTGACAAAACAGCAGCATCAAGGCTGTCAACTAATGTCAACGTTCAGCGTCGTGTTGCAGAGTTAAAGGCCGACGCCGCAGTCCGTGCGCGCAAATCAATGGATGATATTCTCGAACAGCTCGATGATGATCGGCAGTTCGCTCGCGAGATGGAAGCGCCTTCTGCTGCGATACAGGCCACGATGGGGCAGGCCAAGATACTCGGCTACGATAAACAGTTAATCGAACACACCGGTAAGGACGGCGGCCCTATCGAAACCGCCGACCTGAGCGACATGGAAACGATCAAGCGCATGCGGTTCCTGATGAGCCGCGCAAAGGTCCAGCCATCAATCAACTGAATCCCCTGCGTCCGGGGTCTGAGGGCGCAATCTCGTAAGCAACGAAGCAACGATAGGAGATTATCATGGCAGTACCTAAGATTCTCACTTCTGTTCACGGTAGGCTGCTCGGCCTGGCTCGCATGGGGCGCCTTGTCGCAGGCGGCGATATCCCCGGCGTCGCGTCTCTGGTGGCCTATTCCAATGAGGCCGCGTCTTCGGCTATTTCGAACACCACGACTGAAACCGCGTTCGATACCAGCTGCACGTTCCCCAAGAATAGCCTCGCTGCGGGGCAGGTCATCAAGATCAAGTGGCAGGGCATTGCCACCTCGACGAACTCGACCGATACGCTGGCGATCAAGGTCTATATCGGCGGCATCACTGGCACGCTGCTGTTCACGCACGCTGCGACCGACGTTGCCAACAACAACGTGTTCATGGGCGAATATGGGCTGATCGTTCGCACTGTTGGCGCGTCTGGCACTGTCGTCGGCTTCGGCACTGGCAAGTCTGTCCCGGCTGCTGAAGGCACCGCGACGTACAAGGACGACATTCTGGCCTCCACCACGATTGACACGACTGCGGTTCAGCAGGTTGCGGTATCGGCCACATGGTCGGTTGCCAGCGCATCCAATAGCGTCCGCCTCGACTTCCTGACGGTCGAAGTGGCCTAATGTCTCTTCTTGACGACCTTGCTGAGTTTGAATCCCTCCCAGAAGAGAACCGGCAGGCCGTCAAGGATATGGTTGCTCAGGCAACCCGTGAACTGGTGTTCTTCCCAAATCCGGGGCCACAGACGGATGCCTATCTAAGTGAGGCCGATGTCCTCCTGTATGGCGGGGAGGCTGGCGGCGGTAAGAGTTACCTCGCCATGGGACTTGCCGCGCAGGCGCATCGGCACAGTATCATATTCAGGCGCGAAGGGTCGCAGACGGACGGATTGGAGCGCGCGGGTAAGGAGATAATCGGGAACCGCGCCCGGTTTAATGGTTCCGAATATGGGGAATGGAACTGGCCTGATGGTCGCAGCTGTAAACTGGCAGGCCTGAAAGAGCCGGGGGATTGGGCAAAGCACGCTGGCCGTGAACGCGATCTGATGGTCTTTGATGAGGCTGGCGAGTTTCTGCGTATGCAGGTGGCCTCGCTTTTCGCATGGCTTCGCGCTCCTGAAGGGCAACGCACTCGCGTCCTTTTGCCGAGCAACCCGCCGCGTTCCAGTGATGGTTACTGGTTGACCGAGTGGTTTGCGCCGTGGCTCGATGTTAATCATCCCAGACGTGCAGATCCGGGTGAATTGCGTTGGGGTATTCTGGACGGGGACGGGGTTATCCACTGGCAGGAAGGGCCGGGCGAAGTTGAGTTTGGGGGTGAGATAAGGGAGCCACTTTCGTTCACGTTCATCCCGGCTAAGCTAAAAGACAATCCGTATCGCGACACGCCTGAATATCGCAAGACGCTGGACTCCCTGCCTGAGCCGCTTCGGTCGCAATTGAAGTATGGTGATTGGGGCGCTGGTGTAACCGACGATCTAAACCAGTGCATCCCTACGGAATGGGTCAAGGAGGCGCAGCGCCGCTGGAAACCGCAGCCAATACCGGGCGTACCGATGTGCGCCATGGGCGTGGACGTTGCCCAAGGCGGTACGGATAACAGTGTTGTGGCATTTCGTTATGATGACTGGTTCGCCCCGCTCTATGTGGTTCCGGGGTCGCAAACGCCGGGCGGAGCCGATGTCGCTGGCATGGTGCTGTCGAAGCGTATTGACGGGGCAAAGGTGATTGTCGATCTGGGCGGTGGCTGGGGTGGTGATGCACTTCGGCATCTGTCCGCTAATATCGGCATGGAAAATGCTGTCGGCTATATGGGCGTCAAGGAAAGTGTGCGCCGCACTCGTGACAATCAATTGCGGTTCGCCAACATTCGCACCGAGGCTTACTGGACGCTTAGGGAGGCATTGGATCCAACTCAGCCGGGCGGTGCCACGATGGCCTTGCCTGACGATAAGGAGTTGCTTGCCGACCTGACCGCGCCGACTTTCGAGACGAAGGCGGGTAAAGGCGGGATGGTCATTCATCTGGAGCCGAAAGACAAGCTGGTGAAACGTCTGGGCCGCTCTCCTGACAAGGGGGACGCGGTCGTGATGTGCTGGTGGGCCGGGGCGAAGGCTGTAACCGACGCGACGCAATGGCGGCAGGCTATCCAGCGTGCGGCAAGTTCTGACGGATATGTACCCAAGGTTGTTCTGGGCCATGAGGCCAAGAGACGGAGACGATGATGTCAAAGAAGATATTGAAGGTGGCAACACTGGGCCTTGTTGGGTCAAAAGTGCTTGGAGGTAAGAAGAAAGCACCCGCCCCCGCTGACGGTCCGAAGATTATGCCGCTGGCTGACGACGATAAAGTCATGGCTGCGCGCCGGGCATCCATCATGAAGCAGCGCCAGCGCTCAGGGCGGGCGAGCACTATTCTTGGTGGTGGTGAGACGTTGGGAGGCTACTGATGGGAAAGAAAGTTCTGAAGACCGCTTCATTCGGCCTGATAGGTAAAAAAAAGCGGAGTGCCGCACCTACCGAGCCGACTGGCCCTGTCATTACACCCCTTTCTCCTGAGGAGATGAAAAAGCGCATGCCGATGGACCGTAGGCGCGTTACAGCGCAGATGGTCGGCACGATCCTGTCGAGTAAGCTGGGCGCTTATCGTCAAGGCTTGGGTGGCTAATGGACGTTGCCGCGCTGGTAGGCCGCTCCGATAATCTTTTTGGTAAGCGCCAGTCTCTTGTCTCGCTATGGCAGGACATCGCGGACCAGACCTATCCTGAACGCGCCGATTTCACAGCAAAACGCTCTCTCGGTAGCGACTTTGCTGACAATCTGACCACCAGCTACCCCATTATCTTGCGCCGCGATCTTGGTAACAGCTTCTCTGCTATGCTCCGGTCAACAGCTGTTCCGTGGTTTTCGATGGCGGTCAAGTACGAGGATGATACGCCGCATGATGCGCGGGAATGGATGGAGTGGGCAACCGTCCGCCAGCGCAAGCTGATGTATGACCGCAAGAGCCAGTTTACCCGCGCCACCAAGGAAGGGGACCATGACTTCGCGGCATTCGGGCAGGCGGTTATCTCTGTCCAGATGAACCGTGACCTGCAGGGCTTACTCTATCGATGCTGGCACCTGAGGGATTGCGCGTGGTGCGAGAACGAGAACGGGACGGTCGATACGCTGTATCGCAAGTGGAAGCCTACCGCCCGCGAACTGGTTAGCACATTTCGCAACATCCATCCCAAAATACGCGAGAAGCTGTCTGGCACCAAGGCTGATCCCTATTGCGAGATCAATTGCCTACATATCGTTATCCCCGGAGCGGATTATAAACCTGAGTTCGCGCGTTTTCCGTATGTCTCGATCTTTCTCGATGTGGAGAATAAGCACATCATGGAGGAGGTCGGGCAGAAATATTTCATGTATGTCGTGCCGCGCTGGCAGACGGTCTCCGGCTCACAATACTCTTACAGCCCCGCGACCGTTGCCGCCATGCCGGATGCACGGCTGTTGCAGGCCATCTCCCTGACACTATTGGAAGCGGGCGAGAAAGCGTCCAACCCCCCGATGATCGCGACGCAGGATGCTATCCGCTCCGACATATCCCTGTTTGCCGGTGGGATTACCACGGTTGACAAGGAATATGACGAGAGACTTGGTGAGGCGCTGCGCCCGATCACACAGAACTATGGTGGCATGGGCGTAGGTCTCGATCTGCGCCGTGACATCATGGCGATGATGCGGGACGCCTATTTCCTCAATGCTCTGTCCCTGCCCCAGACCGGCCCTGAGATGACCGCTTATGAGGTAGGACAAAGGGTGCAAGAGTATATCCGGCAGGCCGCGCCGATCTTTGAACCTTTAGAAGCTGAGTATAACGGCGCACTATGTGAAACGACATTCGATGTTCTGATGCTGAATGGGGCATTTGGGCGCATGTCCGATATCCCGGAAAGTCTACATGGCGCTGACGTGGGCTTCCGCTTTACCAGTCCGCTGCATGACGTGATCGAACGGCAGAAGCTGGAGCGCTTCACCGAGGTTAAGGCTGTGTTGGCTGATACGATGGCGCTGGATCAATCGGTTGTTGCTGACATTAATATCCGTGAAGCCTTCCGCGATGTGATCCGTTCGTCTGGCGCGCCGTCCAAATGGATGAACAGCGAGGATGAGGCTGAAGCAATCCTTGATCAACAGCGCGCCAAACAGGAGGCTACGGAACTGTTGCAGACGATGGGTGCCGGTGCCGAGGTGGCTGAACAAATTGGCAAGGCTGGGCAGGCTATGCAAGGGCAGGAGCTGGCGGCGTGATTATGGATAAGGTTTGGCCTCAGACTGACAGCAAAGAAGGGATGGAAATCCTTTTTGAGTATGCGCGCAACGCGGGGCTTGTTCTTCATGAAGCGCATGAACAGACTGCCAAGAAATACGGGGTTGATACCAGTGGGGTCATTATCGCGCGGGCAAAGGATATTAAAGCATAATGGCGCTTGATCTCAGCAACCCGGAAAGCCCCGCTCCTTTTGACGAAGTGGACCTGATTGCGCTGCAGGCGGTGGCGCAAGGCATTGCCAGTGCAGATCAGCAAAAGCACGCGCTCAAGTGGATCGTGGAAATGGCCGCGCGTGTCTATGAGCCATCCTTCAAGTTCGGTCCCGATGGCGACCGCAAGACGATATTTCTAGAGGGTCGGCGGTGGGTCGGCCTCCAGATCATTGCCAACCTTCAAAGACTTCCTGAAAACTACAAGGATAGACCATGAGTGACGGAACGATACTCGACAAAACCGACGCCACCCCAATCGATGATGCCCCGCCCGTAGATGGCGGGGTTTCTGATTCTGGCGTTGTGGACACCGTCTCTGTAGACAACGCGCAGGCCACACCCGCTGCTGAGCCAGCCCCCAAGGGTGAGCTGGTTGACTGGCGTATCCGTGCCGCTGGTGAAGATGAGAAGCTGGCGAAGTGGCTTGGCCGTTACCAGTCCGAGACAGCAGCCTTTGCCGCGCTCAAGAAGCATGGTGATGACATTGCTTCAGGCAAATACATCAAGCCACTGACGGATGATGCGACTGATGAGGAAAAGGCCGCGTGGCGTAAGGCCAATGGCGTTCCTGATACGCCTGAAGGGTATCTGGAGAAATTGCCTGAAGGACTGACGATAGGCGAGGATGATAAGCCAGCAGTTGAAAACTTCGTGAAGGCGATGCACGAACTGAATGCGCCTGCTGGCGTTACCCAAGGTGCACTCAAGGCATATTATGCATTGGTTGAAGAGCAGGAGGCGTCTGAGGCCGAGGCGAATGAAGCTGCCAAGACTGCCGGTGAAGATGCTCTGCGTGAGGAGTGGGGCGCAGACTACCGTCGCAACATCAATGCGCTGCACAATCATCTCGAAACGCTCCCTGAGGCTATTCAGGACACTATCCTTGGGGGGATTGGCCCTGATGGTATCCGCCTTGCCAATAACCCGGAGTTCCTGAAGTGGATGACGGCACTGGCGCTGGAGCGTAACCCTCATGCAACAGTTGTCGCAAGCGGGACAGGCGATCCGGTCAAGGCAATCGACGCCGAGATCAGAGAGCTTGAGGACTTTATGGGCAAAAATCGCAAGGCGTGGTTTTCTGATGACGCGAAACAGGCGCGGTATCAGGAGCTTATCGCCGCTCGTGACAGCATGAAAGGATAGGTGTTGACAGGAAAACCACACCTGTAGTATTAAGGCAACAGTTCTACTCCCGGTTTCCCGCGTAGGACCATAACTGCCCTTCGGGGCGACACAGCATCGTCGAAGATGTAAGTCCGCGCTGGAAGGCTACCGGATGAAGCATCAAAGCCACGGTTCCCTGTGAAATCCAATCTGATTTCATGGAGGCTATGATGGCTACTTCAGCAGCAATTACCCAATATCGCACTGAGACGATCAAGGGCTTCGAGCAGAACCAATCCCTGCTCCGCAGCACTGTTACAACCGAATCCGTTATCAAGGGCAATACGGCCACGTTCCTTGTCGCAGACAGCGGCGGTGCGAACGCTACCACTCGTGGCATCAACGGCCTGATCCCGGCACGTAACAACAGCCTGACGCAGACGTCGGCCACTCTGGTTGAGAAGAATGATCTGGTCGAAATGACCAACTTCAACATCTTCCAGTCGCAGGGTGATCAGCGCCGCATCATGCAGGACACGTCGCGCGCGGTCATCAACCGCGACATCGATGATGTCATCACGACTGTTCTGAATACGGCAACGGTTGATACCGGAACGGCGACGACGGCGAACCTTCAGATGGTGCTTCGTGCGAAGGCAATCCTTGGTTATGCCAAGGTGCCGAACGACGGCAACATCACTGCGGCGGTAACTCCGGGTTTCCTGGCATATCTGCTTCAGGTGCCTGAGTTTTCGAGCGCGGAATATGTCAATATGAAGCCGCTGGTCGATGACGCTCTTGGCTGGCGTGATACGCCGCAGGCAGAGCGCTGGATGAATGTTCTCTGGATCGAGCATCCTGATCTGCCGGGCGCCAACACGAACGCTGAGAAGTGCTTCATGTATCACCGTTCGGCTATCGGTCATGCGATCAACACTGGCGATATCGACGCCAAGGTTGGTTACGACGAAAAGCAGAACATGAGCTGGGCGCGCACGACCGTTTATCACGGTGCTGCCCTGCTTCAGAACGCGGGCGTTGTCGTGATGAACCACGACGCTTCGCTGATCACTGGCGAATAAGGAGAATTTGATATGACTTACTCAACTTCTAACCCGCCGCAGCTTATCAACCAGTCGATTGGCGGTTTGCCCGGCAAGCAGTGGCTGTATCGTTCTACTGATGATGCCGCGACTGTCGATGGCGCCAACTACATCACCAACGGCGGCACTCTCGGTATGGCTGTCGGCGATCTTGTCTATGTTTTTGACACGGACGCATCGCCGGTCATCGTCACGCTGCATCAGGTGAGCGCGACCGGAGACGGCACGACCGATCTCAACAACCTGACCACGATTACCCAGACCGATTCGGACTGACGGTTTCGACATATTTCACCAAGGGGCGGCCTTAGCGGGTCGCCCTTTTTTTTGAGCAAGAGGACAAGACATGAGCGATTACAAGGTCAAGGCTATCATGCCGACGGACATGCAGCTTTCTGGTTTTCACAGCCAGACTTGGGAAGTGAAACCCGATGGCGTCGTCAATCTCGACGATTACCTCAATGCCGAGATGTTCAAGAACGTCTCCAAAAATCTGAGCGTCTATGACATCATCCGCATCATGCCATGCAGCGAGGCGTTCTATGCTGAGGTAATGGTATCTGGGATCGTCAAGACCAGCTTGGGCGTCAAAATCCCATCGCTTGTTCTCCTGCGCAAGATCGACCTGAAGGCGGTTCCTGAGGCCGCAAACGAGGCTGATGACGTCGCGAGCAAAAGCGATGATGACGGCGCTTATGAGGTGCGCTGGCAGGGTCGCGACGCCAAGCACGCCATTATCCGCAAGAGCGACTGTATGGTTGTAGAAACCGGCATCTCGCGCAAGGCGGATGCTTTGGAACGCATCAAGGCGCTGGCGGCTTAAGGCCATGACAGACAAACTAAGCCTCTACAATGGCGCTCTCAGGCTGTGCAAGCAGCGTAGGCTCGCGAGTGTATCTGAGGCGCGCGAACCCCGTTATCTGCTTGATGACGCATGGGGCGATGGCGGGACAACCTCCGGTTCGGTCAAGAAGTGCCTTGAGGCGGGGCAATGGACGTTCGCGACGCGGACGGTGCAGATTGACTACTCCCCGTCCATCACGCCTTCATTCGGACTAAGGTACGCTTTCGACAAGCCGACTGACATCGTTAAGGTCGCGGCAATCTGCTCAGATCCCTACTTCAATCAACCGCTGCTGGATTACGCGGATGAGGGGGATTACTGGTATTCCGACCTGCAAACGATCTACGTCAAATGGGTGTCGAACGGCGCGACATGGGGGCTTGATATGGCCCGCTGGTGGGAGGTGTTCGTCAAGTTTGTCGAGGCGGAACTGGCTGCGGAGATTGTCGGCAACCTGACGCAGGGTGATGGCCTTGAAGCCGACATACACAAAAAACGGGAAATGGCTGAACGCGAGGCAAAAGCCTTTGATGCAATGAACAAGCCAACGCGGTTCCCGCCTCCGGGATCATGGGCGCAGGCCCGTCACGGCGGTAATATGCGCAATGGTTCGCGCTGGAACGGTTCGTTCTAGTGGGCAGCGTTTCAACGGCTC